ATCTTACTGCCCTGATTGTGGTCTAGAGTGCGACTATTGGGGCAGGGGCGCTAATGAAGTCTACGAGAATATGATGGCTCGTGACGCGGCCACAGAACGTGAGAGACGTGAAGAAGACTTTCGTAGACAGATGCGTGAAGAATGGGGTGACGGTTTTGACAGTTGAAGACTTACAGCGTGTCTACGATTCACTACTCGAGTGCGGTCCTGATGAAGAAGATTTTGGTTGGGGACCTACATACGAGTTTGCCACGAAGCGCAGAGTCAATGCATTAAGGATTCTTAAGAAAGCGATAGAAGAATCCGATCGATAAATCAGTTGTATTCTCGACAGAAACCTAGTATAATATATCTTATAAACAACGTAAAGGAAATAAGATGACCAAGACTTGTACTATTCTCGTTGGTGTGCCTGCTGCCGGTAAGAGCACTTGGATCAGCAATCAGCCGTTGAAGGACGATACTTATATTGCGTCCACAGATCGTGTTATCGAGGAAACTGCTCGTGAATATGGTATGACCTACAATGAAGCTTTCAAGGATCTTATTGGATTCGCTGAAACTGTGATGTGGCGCCACATCGATCGTGCTGTGTTGTTTGGTCATGATATCGTCATCGATCGTACTAACATGAGCATTAAGAGCCGTAAGCGGTTTATTGACTTTCTCAAGCCCTATGGTTATAAGTTCAATGCGGTCGTGTTTCCTAATCCCGATCCTGTTGAATGGGAACGGCGGTTGAATAACCGTCCGGGTAAGACCATTCCGGAAAACATCATCTGCAACATGGTGTCGTCTTTCCGTATGCCTACTCGCGAAGAAGGGTTTGCGGATATTGTTGTAATTGAACCAGAATTTGAGGAAATGTAATTAAGATTTCTTTTTAGGTAGCATACCATTAACCCACTCATTACCAACAGGCCTTTCTTTAGTACAAACAGCAACAATTCCATTATTGTACCACTTGTTGCCTAATGTTGTGGGTTTTTGGTTTAATCTTCCTTTAGTCCATCCTACTGGACATTCTTTAAGAAATTTAGACTCAATACCATTATTATACCAGTTTCTTTCGCTATTGGTCTTTATCCTACGTAGACTTGAGGCCAATTTTACATCATCTGAATGTGTTTTACCATACATTGGATTCAGGTCTCCGACGAATCTGTCTTTTCGAAACTCTGAAATTTTTTGTCTTGTTTCATTTGACAAAACTTTTCCTTTGTGAGATTCACTAATTTTTCTTTTGGTATCTTCTGACCTGGATCCTTGGGACCGAAACCTTAGTTTACCATAGTAGCAATTTTTGTTCAATAATAGAGGATTTTTCCAGTTATCATGAATTAACTTTTGCTCATAATCATATGCATCATCACCGGTTTCAAACTCAGAAATAATCTGCCAATCAAATTGTTCAAATAATTTGTTGACTTTGGCTGATGAAGTTTTATACTTTGGTAAGTCTAAGTATCCAGGCTTATTTAAAATTACATTATATTCTCTATAGCCTATGTAAAACTCACCGGTTATTTTATGAGTACAAATATAGACATATGGCTTAGGGTGACTTGAATAAATATCCATGCTGATAGTTCCTTTACAACTGTTAGTGTTCTTGGGTTTTGCCGAACCGCGAAGAACTTTTTTCTTGACCTAGATCAACAATTATTGTATAATGTTATTTATAATCGCTCAAACATAAAGAAAGATTTATATGACCAATTCGAGAACCACCCTACACCTAGACATGGACGGCGTAGTTGCCGACTTTGACGGCTATGCAAGCAAGGTCCTCGGACAGCCTGCTCCAGATGGTCGCTGGCCCGACGAAGTTTGGTCTAGCATTATCCGCGATCCTCGCATCTATGGACTTCTTGAAAAGATCAAAGAAGCCGATGCTCTTGTTGAATATTGTCGTTACCTTAGAGACACACGCAATTATGAACTGCTATTCTTGACTGCTGTGCCCAAGGGTAATGATGTTCATTGGGCATTCTACGACAAGGTGCTATGGGGCCAAAAGTATTACCCGGATATTCCGGTTCATTTTGGTCCTTTTGCTAAGAACAAAAAGGATCACTGTAAGACCGGTGATATTCTAATCGACGACAAGCCCAGCAATATCATCGAATGGGAAAATGTTGACGGTAAGGGAATCTTGCACAAAGGTGATCTTTTAGAAACTCTAGATATTCTTAGGGGAATTGTTCAAAGCAATGACTAGAGTTGTTGTAAACGGCACATTTGATATTTTGCATGTCGGACACATTGAATTGCTCCGACATGCAAAAACTGCATATCCCGACGCATTTGTTTATGTGCTAATTGATTCCGATAAACGAGTTCGAGAACTCAAAGGTCCTGGCCGACCTGTTAATACGCAAGAAGAGCGTCGAACCATGTTACAGGCTCTCCGCTATGTAGATGCTGTAAATACTTTCAAAAGCGATCAAGAGCTTGCCGATATCATTCGTGGGTTCGAACCTGACATAATGGTCAAGGGCAGCGACTATAAAGACAAGCCAATAATCGGCGCAGAATATTGTAAAGAAATAGATTTTTATGAAAGACTCGAAGAATTCTCGACAACCAAAAAAATTCAAGATATTACTAATCGGTGATAATTGTACTGATGTGTATCAATACGGCGTAGTAGACCGTATAAGTCCAGAGGCTCCTGTTCCGATTTTCCGGTTTACACACGTTGAGAATCGACCAGGCATGGTATCAAATGTCAAAAACAATCTATTAAACTTAGGATGCACAGTAACGTGTATGCACGGCATCTCTAGCACAAAAACTCGAGTAATTGATTCTAGATCTAGACAACATTTGCTACGCATGGATGAAGATGTAGCCAGCCAACCATTGTTATTCGATGATATCGATTTAACTCAAGATTATGACGCAATTGTAGTCAGTGATTACGAAAAAGGCTACGTTAGTTACACATTGATTAGAGATCTACGTGATCATTTTGATGGACCTATATTTGTAGATACCAAAAAGCCAGATCTAGAATATTTTGAAGGTTGCTACGTTAAAGTAAATGCACACGAGCGCGCAGCAGCTACTAGTGTATGCACAGACCTTATTGTAACGCGCGGAGAACAGGGCGCAGAACACGATAACGTAAAATATCCTGCGCCTGCAACAGAAGTTGTAGACGTTTGCGGTGCAGGTGACACATTTACCGCTGCTCTAGCGTATCAATACCTAAAAACCAAAGATATTAAAGAAGCAATTAAGTTTGCTATCAAAGCTGGCGCAGTTTCTGTGCAGCATACAGGTGTGTATGCACCAAAATTAGAGGAAATACAATGACTAGATTGACCGGATTTGTCGAAAAAGGATGGGGCTACGAAAATATTTGGGCTACCAATGACAAGTATTGCGGAAAATTGATGAAATTTAACAAAAATGCTCGATTTTCCATGCATTTTCATAGCGAAAAGGACGAAAGTTGGTACATTTTGAGTGGAAAATTTGAAGTAGAGTACATTGATACTTCAAATGCTAGAGTACATACTGAAATTTTGTCCGAAGGTAACACATGGCACAATCCTCCACTGTTACCACACCGACTAACTTGCCTCGAAGAAGGCGTGATAATCGAAGTTAGCACTCCAGATAGTGTAGAAGACAACTATCGAGTAATGCCGGGCGATAGTCAAAAAAAGTAACATTTAGGCGTCAAAATAGCAGAAAAAATATTAACTACGTACTAAATAATAGAAATTATATACACAGTTAATTCGGAGCCGATCATGATACCTAAAGTACTTTTTATCCTCAAACGTCGTGAGGATTATAACAGCGAAAAACATAGCCATGTGGGATTATCCACAGGTTTGTACAATTCTGCTAGTTTTGTAGTAGACATGCTTAATGATGTAGGTGTCGAATCGATTCTCGAAGTTGCAATCGACAATAATTGCATCGATAGATTGGTTACAAAACATAGACCAACTCACGTAATTGTCGAAGCACTTTGGGTAGTACCAAGTAAATTTACTGTATTAACTAAATTGCATCCGAATGTAAAATGGATTATTCGACTTCATAGCGAAATGCCTTTCATGGCAGGCGAAGGAATGGCCATGGATTGGTTAGGTGATTATATCAAATTTCCACAGATTTCAATTGGTATTAACGCTCCACGAATGCTAAATGAAATTCGTACTTATTTGGCCACCGTTATGGGACACGACGATGATGAAATCGAAGACCGCGTTGTGTATATGCCAAACTTTTATCCACAAGAATACAAAACTAAGAAATTCTTGCCTACAGGAAAATACAAAGGTAAGAAGTATTGGATTGATATCTGTTGTTTCGGTGCAGTACGACCATTAAAAAATCACATGGAGCAAGCTGTTGCC